TACTGCCTCTTCTAAATTAGCCATAAATAATTAAACTCCTTTAATCACCGCCGTAAAATCGACGCTGAAGGTTTGAACGTAAGTCTTTTGTCTGTAATCGGGGATTGCCGCTACCTGCGGAGCCCGTGATCGATTTTGTCGCCGCTTTCGCTCTTTGCGTGTCGCGGATCTTTTCTTCGACCACCTGGGGCGCTTCTAGCTTTTGAGCCAAAGCGGAAAAGGTGGGGTTGCCCTTCGTGACATAGTTATACGCCGTTTCAAGGATTTCTTGCGGCGATTGACCATTGCCCGAAAGTGCCGCCACTATGGGTGCCATGGCTTCCTCTAACTGCGTGGCAGTGCCAGGGTCACGAAACAGTGGCTTATCAGCTATGAACGATTGTACCGCCTGATAATTGGTATGTGCAAGCACGCTCTGTTGCTGTTGTTCTAAAAGTGCGTCAATTTTTTGTTGAGCAATTCTTTCGGCATCCTCGGCGGTTAGATACTGAGGCGGTTGCTGTTGTGGGATCTTGCCGCCCCCTTGAACAAAGCCAGCCAAATCCTCAACGCCGACACCGTAGCTGTCCAACCACTCCAAAGCGGTCTGGAGTGGATTTGCTTGCATTGCCCGGTCCCACTCAATGCTTCGCCGCGTAACGTCAGCAATGTTCATCCCATAACGCGCATATTCCGGCTCGTATTGACTAACGACATCGTTCAACGCCGCGACTCGTTGTCTTGTTTGCTCCAGCTCTTGAGTCTTTCGCGCATAGTCGGTGCGCGTCTCGTAGGCTCTCCGGCTAAGATACGCTTGTAAAATATGTGCGTTCTCTGCTGTTGGATTTAGAAACGCTTCGCGCTCCTCTTTCCGCATGTCAGCCGGTGGCGCGATGGCTACTTTTTCTTGCGGCGCGGGTTGCTCGGCTTGGGTTACCCCTGGCTCAACCTTTTCGATTCTGGCCGCCTCTTCAACTGTTTTGGGCTGAACAGTTTTTGCCTCTTCTTCGGGGTCAAACCGGCTTTCCAGTGTCTCCCGAATACTAAGACCAACCTTTTCGGTGTCAGCTACAACTTCAGTGTTTTGGGTGTTATCTTCCATTTCTATACCTTTCTACGATTTGTTCCTTAAGTTTACGGGCAAGCTCCGCGTCTCTACCACCTCGTTCTGCTTCTGGGACGTATCCATTGTCGTAGGCGGTGCCGATTTCAGTAGCGCCATACGCCTTGTACTCAGCCCTTAAAGCAGCTTTTGATGTATAGATTTTGCCGGTAATCGGCGACCGCGTTGGCGGCATCTCGTCATTAATGACGTTTCGATTGTTGCGGGAATAATCCGCATCGTTGAATGGGTCGTCTTTGCCGAACACCTTTTCGCCAAGGGTGCCGAACCTAGACGGCCATGATTTGTTACTAGACACAATGCCCTCCATGAGTTAGGGTATTTGCGTCTGTACGGTCGAACCTGTCGCCCTGGCGTTTCTCCCCTGAACGCCGGGGCTTTTTATTATGTCTTGCCCGTCGTGCCTTTGGGGATCACGTTGTTAATAACAATCGGCTGCGCCGACTCTTTTGGCGACTCAAGCATGCTTGCCCTTGCATGCATGCTTAGGCGAACACGCTCAAGCTCCTGTTCCTGGCTCAAGCGCCGCTCCTCCATTAGCTTTTCAGACTCCTTCATCTGAACTGCCATGTTCTCCATTTCAAGCCGTTGAACGTCTATAAGTTGTGAAATTCTATCGGCCTCACGCTTGGCTTCGGTGCTGTCAGTCTTGGCACTAAGCTCGGCTTGAATACGCATCATTTCAACCTCAAGCTCGCGTTGTTTTATTTGCAACTTCGCTTGTTCAATCATGAGATTCTGTTGCGCCACAAACTCATCAAGCTGCGCCTTGCGATAGGCAACTTCAACATCGACTTGCGACGCTTGCATACGCGCTTGCGCTTCTGCCTGTGCTTGCATCGTCTTTTGATATGACTCCTGCTGATCGATTTGCAGTTTTGCTTGATCGATCTGGAATCGCATTTGATTTGCTTCCCTCGTGGCGTTCACCTGCTCCATCATTGGATCAGGCGGTCGTGGTTGCGCCGCTGCTTTTTGCTTTTGATCGGCAATCATCTTTATTTGAGCAAGCGCACTACCAAAGACGGCATCTAACTCCTTGCCGCCTTTAAAGCGCCGCACCATGTTCTGCATCAGCTCCATGCCAAACGTCGCTAGGCCCGGATACTGTTCAATCATTTGCTGCATTTGCTGGAAGAACTGCCCACAGGTATTAAGTAAGTCTAGCCCGTCAGCCTTTTCTTGCGCCTGATCCAAAGCAACCATGCTGTCGGTCGCAATGTTGATGCGATAGCAGCGCATGTCCTCGTCTTGAATCGCGTCAAGAACATCAGCTTTAATAGCTTCTGCCGCCATCATCTGTTGCTGCGGATCGCCTTCCGGCAACATCGGCTGAATCAGCGTATCGATATCAGCGACCTCAAAAAGCACTTTGGGACTAAACTGAGAGGCAATGATGGTCCCAAGTTTATTCACGCCATCACTTACAAACTTGGCAAACTGATTTTGACGCACAATGAGGCCAAGGCTGGACCACTGATTTTCCAACCTATTCGCCGTTGCGGTCTTATACTCCGCAGAAGTGCCACGAAGAAGGTCCGATACCTTCAGCGTTTCATATAGCTGTTCCAGCGCCGCACTCCGCGCCGCTTGAAGCGTCTGCATTGCTTCGACATATGGCCCAATGTCCAGATACTCAATGCCGCTTGCTTGACCCCCACGGCCCTTGTAGCTCGGCCAATTCATGACCGGAATGTATTTTAGGTCGCCCTGCAACAACTGCTCAACTTGCTGACCCATTGTTGCGTCGTACACCGCGTTTGTACGAATCGCCTGTACCACCGACGCTAACCGCGTCGTGATCCGTTCTACCTCCAGAATTTGATCCTTAACATGGACATAATCCGAGACAGGAATGATTGAGTCTGGATCGGTTGACTGGTTGATGACGGCACAGGGCCAGAATCCTTCAAATTCGACGGCTGGCTCACTTTCTTGCAGCACGGAGTTTTCGCCTTTCTTTTGGAGCCAGTAAACTTTATCACTTTCTTTGCACCAGATTTCGTACAACTCCGCTTTGCCTTCATACTTTTGCGTCTCCTGGTAAAGATCCCGTTTCAGCGCATCGGGATAACTATCAAAGCTCAAATCTTCGGCCACATCCTTGCCGAACATCTCCTCAACTTCCAAACGACTCATGAAAGCGCGTCTTGCAACCCACTCAATCTCGGATTCATTACGCGCATCGGAACAGAGGAAGTCGTTGTAATGCACACAATCAAGTACGGCACGCTCGTCGTCCTTGACCTCCATTTCCATCTTCCCGACAATCATGCCTTCGGGCGACACAATTAGACCTTCCTCCGGTCCCTCATACGGCGTGCCGTCAGCCTTAAACAATCCACCTTCTGCGCCACGAATAAGCGCAAACTCTACTTCCTCACGCTCAAACTCTGCCTCATACCTTGCCCAAAGGATTGACCGGCCCGTAAGCAAAAACTGTAAGGCCGCGTTATAACCCACCTGGTCAAAATCAAAGTGCTCATCCATCGCAAACTGCGTGTTGCGCTCCAACACGACAGCTCCAAGTTGATACTTCATGGCACCAACACGCTTACGAAGATTTACTTCAGCCTTCGGCGTGCTGCTGTAATATGCAGGTAGAAGCGTATTGACGAGATACCACCACACATTCAGCCGCCGCTGCGTGTCGGTCATCTCCTTACGCGCTTTGTAGATTTGAATCGACTCTTTGCCTTCCTCAAAGAATTTGCTGTGGCGATTCTCGGCACTGGAAAGCTGACTATGCCACCACGCACCCGTATACTTGTCCCGACTTTTTCCGTCTGCCATTAGAGTCGCGCCCTTTTCTGCTCTGATCTAACTTGGTTGATATACAACTGTAACTTTACGCGGCCACGATGTACCGACTTCTCAACCGGCCTCTCATACGCCGATTCTAATAGCCGCTCCTTACATAAGTAGCGTAAAGCGTCACAAGCGTGATCGTCACCAGTGCTATCAGCATCCTCATGGTTTTTCGGATCAAGCTGCAACGCTGGAACCGATTCTATCAGGTACGGACACGTTGAAAAGAAATAAAGCATCGGGGGGCTTGCCTGAAGCCGCCGTCGTATCTGCGACCACCCCGATATCCGATCATTGTCTGCCGCCCGAAACGCGGGATGCTTGAACTTACTAAACACCAAGTTGAACTGGTCGTTAATGCTCGGACCACCTTGGCTAGTAAAGATACTCGGGTCAGCTACTGCGTGGACGTTTTCACCAACACTCACCGATGCAATACGCTCGGCCTGTTCCTTATTCTCAATCTGCCGACCCCACATCTCTCGGTAAATG